AACTATAGCCCGGTCTTTGGAGCTCATTTTTGATTCAATTACACTTTGCTTTTTGGGTTTGATTTCAATCAGTTCGGCCCGCATTTGATTATTTTTGGTGCGATAAGTGATCAAAAAGTCCGGAATGTATCTTGACATTTTGCCTGTCAACGGATGACGATATGGGATAGCAATTGATTCACTGGCCCATTGTAGCACAGCATCGTTTGAATCTAGAAACTTCATAAAACTGAATTCCCAACCTGATCTGTAGCGTGGTTCACCATTGCCCACGTACTTGGCACGATTAACTACAGTATATGTGCCTTGTGCCCAGTGTGCCATTATTGCACCACATTTCTAGCGGCATAAAAGTTTGGTGTGACCGGTGATCCTACTCCCAACAATGTGGCACGATTGCGTATGCAATTGAGATAGTAGGCCATGTTGAGATTGAGATTCATACCAGTGTTGTCAGTTTGAAAACTTTGAAGCAGGGTCATTGCTGGTATCTTTGTATTTTCGGCTACCTGGAACAAACTCACTGTAAAATTGTCAGCGGCTTGCTTTGTGGTCATGACACTTTTAAAATAACTGTTGACAGAATCATATTCATCAACGGGTATGTTGACATCGTACTTGTAAAAGTTATCAAACACTCGCACAGTTTGATCAACATTGTAATTTGTGTAATTGATACTGCTCATAATTAATTAGAACCCTGTTTGGTTAGTCGGGGTCGGGAAAGTCATGCCTGTTTGGTTGGCTTGCTTGGGTCTAACTTGTCCAGGTATTGACAGGTTAATTGCTTTGGTCCCAATTGCTACAGTTTCATTCAGTGCCATGCTGACAATATTCTTGCCTTTGAATGTGTTGTAAGCAGTACCGGCTTTTTGTGCCGCACCAATCAAACCTAATGGCAAATTATTTGGTGATAAGTCGTCCAAGATACCTCCTGCCGCATCTAATAGTCCACCTTGCCCCATGATTGTGTTTCTTGATCCTGGTCTGCTAATGGGGCTTAATGTTTTATCATAGTGATCTGGTTCAGCAAATCCGTGAGCATTAGGATCTCCGCTGTTTTGACTGCTTGACACCGCGCCACTGTAGTATTTTACTGTTTCATAAGCAATGGTCATGCTATTTTGCATGGTGCCGGCACCTTCACTGTAATTGTATTGATCGTGACTCCATGTTGTGATCAGCGGATTGATCAATACATAGGTTGCTGTCTTGTGTTGATCAAATCCGTAAATTTGAATATCGTAGAAAAAAGGAGGTTTACCACTAGGGCCATTAGGACCATCCTTGTATCCTTCGCCAATGTATCCCCAGTCGTTTACATTTGCAATTCTACTGTCACTGTATATGTCTCTTGAATTATATCCAAAACCAGTTACTTTGTTACCTGATTCACCAAGAGATGTTCCGGTTGGGACACCATTGTAATCTTGTGCGGCATCTTTATAGTAGTAATTATAGTAGGCATACCACATTTTACGAACATTGTCACCCGAATCATCATGAAACGTGATCGATACTGGATCATAATTGATTTTGGTTTGCACCACACGTTTACGATTGTACTGATTGAGCGTCTCGTTTTGTATATTAAATTTTGGTAGGTCTACCGTCTTGACCACATAACTTAGATTTCTTTGACCAGAACCACTTAAGAAATTGTTCAACCCGGGTATGTTATTGTTAATTGTAAAACTCACGTGAAAAAGAAACTTATACCGAGGTTTAAGTTCAAATGAGTTTGGGGTAAAGACTTTACTTGCGTGAGTATAATCACGCAAGGTCTCAGTTTGTGTAAACCCTTGCCAAAATTGTTGGCCAAATGTTGGCATTGACTAGCCTTTAAGCGCCTGTGCCAATACCTGTTACAGCACCGCCTACAGTACGTCCAAGGCCTGTGGCAATACTGCCAACACCGCCAGGATTAATTTCAGTTGGCATTTGTGAGGCGTTGTCATAAGCAATAGTCATATTGATTGTGGCTGCTTCATTGGTGCCATAATTTAATTCACCATAGTCGGCACCTTTAAGGTAACAACCATACAATTCCCAATTTTCAAGAACAGTGGGTGTGTCTGCACCATTTCCACCGTCGAGCACCTGAATGCTGGTTAAGAATTTGTAATCAATACCAGCCGCGGCTGACGCTTGTTCCAAGAAGTCCATTTGTTTCTGAAGTTGTTCGCCAACTAAAGTCATAACACTTCCCGATGCATCATCACGCACTGAGCATGCAATATCTGCCCAGGTGTGACGTCCGGCCAGTTTGATTGTTGAATTGTAGATGGGTAATGCAATTTCTTCAAATGTTAGATTAGGTCTTGCAACGCTGATTACTTGTTTAGTTAATTCTGTTGTGGCCGCACCAGTTCCAAAATTTTGAAAACTAACTCTAAATCTGTATTTAAGTTTGGGCATTAACAAGCCCTGTACACTAGAGCTTTGGTCGCTTGCTAATGGTACTGTCATTCTGTTGAGTGATGCACTTGCCATTTAATATATCTCCTAATATGTTTATTTACCTGAAACGGGGGCTGAAAAATCAGCCCCCTATTTCAATTACTGACCGGCAGCAATCGCACCAGTATTTTTAATACGCAACGGAATATAGACAAATTCCACTGCTTTGACCGGTTCAATAGCAATATCGACCCACAATTCACTGCGGTCAATACGTGCTGGTGTGTTGTTACTCAAGTCACAAACAACCAAGTAGTCGTAAAGTGCTCGTTTAGCAACCAAGTCGATCATCAAACTGTTCACAGTATTGGTAATTTGATTACGTGTGATTGTGTCATTGGGCTCAAACAAATAAAGTTTACCAATTTCTTCCAATCTGCCACGTAAGAAACATACCAGTCGTGCCACGTTGATACGATCAAGTGCTGTGGTTGTTGCGGTACTAGTTTTGTTACCAAAGTTAGTGATACCAATTCCCGGAATAAACGTAATAGGATTAATATTACGTGCATACAGGATGTCACGCACTGATTGACTTACGCCAATTTGATTAAATTCGCCTGTAGTAGCGGCAATATAACCAATTGCTAATGCGTTATCAACCACACCACGACGTGTACCAGCTGGTGCAAACCATGGATAACTTGCGGCATCACTGCGAAGGATTGTGCGAACCATCATGTGACTTGGTGGCTGAACAACTACGTTTCCGCCCAGGTCAGTCGTCTGGCAACTGGGATAGAACACACCGCAATAGTTACTTGTAGCAATGTTGCCATCACCATTGGGTTGTCCCAGTCCGCCATTGTTGGTGGCAAATGCTACCAGGCTAGTGCCATCTGGGCCCAACCGCATTGGTGTGTCGCCCACAACAAACAATGTGTTGTTACGCTCATTGCTGAGTGCAATCATGTTTGGTGTCAACTCAGGATATGCAGGTGTAGCAATAATGTTGAACTGTGTTTGTTCTTCACGTGCTGTCACGCTGGTATCAATACCCGACTTGAGTGCTTGTACAACCATTTGACGTTGTGCCAAACGACCTGACCACATGGCACCGTTACTCTTGTTGCCACTAGCAGTTAACCAAGTATTGAGGTTAATTAAATCCCAATCGGCAGAGTTAAAAGCACCTGATGTAGCAGTAACGCATACATAGATACCACTGTTGTAACTCACAAAGTCATTTACCACGTAAGAAGTAGATGTTGAATAAGCATCAATTGTATAATCAGTAGCAGTTGTGGTAAAATAATCCATTTGGAAAGTTTTAACATTATAACCACTGCGACGTGTGTTGAACAACAGCGTTCCTTGTGCATATAGAGTAGCGTCTGGTTGATCTGGGTCATGATAATCACTGGTCAATAAGTCTGTAATACTTGGGAATGGATCTGCCACAGGGTCTGTGGTACCATTTGTTGCCCAACGAATATCAGCAAACAAAATACCATTTTGTGTGGTTTGATCTGTGGTGTCAATTTCTACCCATTGATCAACTCCACTCACTTGTTGCCAACGATACAGTTTAGGATAGTTTTCCAAATCGCTAGTATCGATCCACAAGTCGCCGTATACCAATGGTGATGCGGCTGCATCAGTTTGTGTAGTTGGTGCGGTGGCACTAATAATAGGACCTGTAGCATTGGTCACTGTCAAATCGTAACCGCGAACATCATTGCTGACATTTTGGTATCCCATCCATGACCCATCATTTTGAATCATGATATCAGCGTCACTAACTGAACTGTAATACCATACTCTACCATCTGCTGGATCTTGATCAGGAGTAGTATTGCTTGAAGTATATGTAAATGTCGGTGCTTGCACCCAGTTAGAACAAATCAATTGTGTAGGTACTGTGGTGCTTGGTCTGATACCAACTGTTCCTGTTTTAGTTGTTGGATTCCAGGCACTAAAACCTGCGGCGGCAAGAGGTGTACCAGAGTAGTTTTGCAAACTAAATGTGCCACCGTAACTGCAAGACATCACTATTTTACCTGCTGAGTTTACCGCGGCTGTGATACCAGGTATACTAGCCGATTGAGCACTCACAGCAGTCACAAAGTCAGCCGCAGTACCTGTGCCTCCAATGGTGACAATTGCTGAATTAAAAGTACCAGAAGGGCTACCTGCCACTGATGCTATAATATTAAATGCCATACCTGCAAACGGAGTTCCGGTACTTACTACATTGCTTCCGGTAACCACTGTGGCTCCCAATGCATATCTTTCTAACACAGTAAAAGAGGCTGTTGGTTCTGCCAGAGTGTATGGTGTTACGTCCCAGTCAAGCACACTATATTGTGCATACAATGTTCCCACAGGAATATTTTTACCGCCGCCAGTGGGGTCAAGATAATAATTTGCAGTACTGTCAAAATTATAAAGTGGGCAACTTTGTGGAATCCAAGTTGCCAGCGCCGCACTGTATTGTTTTGTTACAATATCTATTCCATTATTAGCAACACTTAAATTTTGCCATACAGAACCAGTTGGCCTTGGGCCGCCGGTGGCAGTTAAGTCTTGTCCAGTAATCCATTTGGGTTGTTGGTAACTATAACCAGGGTAATACTGAGGACAAGCATATTCACCAGCAGTCAATCCCAATGCTGTTAATAATTGGGTTCCTGATGTTACTCCCGGATCAATGGTAATAATGCCATCTCCGCTTAAACTAGAGGTGTCGTTACTAGATGCACTAGTGCCATAAAGATACAACACGTTTGAAACTGCTCTTGCTGTGATTCCTAAGTTTTGTAATGCTACTGTGCCGTTAATTGTTGCGGCAAGTCCTGTTACGGTTGCTGTTATAACTGTAACTGTTATATCATTTATTATTATTTGAGAGCTTGCTGGCAACGAAGTAGGAGCATTTGTACCTGCCACTGTGTACCAAGAAGCTTTCCATTCATTGGTACCAACTTGTACCCAATCATTATTATAATTTTTAAAATACACAGGTGTGTAAATTGAGCATGCTACCACTGCGTAGTCGCCAATTGATCCAATTGATTGAAGAGGTGTGTAATCTGTTGTTCCCCCGGGATAGACACGAATATCATTGTTGAAATTTTCTACATCCGCTGTGTCATTGATGATAAGTGGCACTTTGTTTGTGTATGTCTCAGTAACTGCACTCCACTCAAAAATACCCCAGGTGCTAGTAGATGTATCTAACCAATATGCACCATTTGATGCGGCTCCTGTAGGGCGAGTCAAACTGGCTGTGAGTGCTGTCAAATCAATATCAGCACGTTGTACATAGCAACGGTTTGTGACACCTAATGCAGAGTAAGCGGCCAACAAGCCGTATTCGTTGAGTTCATAACCGTTGATAGGAGTACCAGTTGTGGTGTTATAGAAGAAAGGCACGCCAAATGTGGCGGCCAAATCACGTTGGCTAGTGATCAAATATGTTTTGTTTGCATTAGCGGCAAGTGTACCGGCTGCTACA